ATAGACAGGGTAGAACATAGCTGTCTGCCTCCTGCCCTGCCCTTCTTTGTCAAACACATTATCAAGAGCTTCTACATTATATCCCGAAGGGGAGTAGAATATCTCTTGGAAAGATGTGAAGTCAGACATATCATCACCACTTGTTCCATAGAGTAATATCTGCCCAAACACAGAAGAGCCTTGTTCTACAGAAGGTCTAATCATGTTGTACATAGAGAGAAGATTCTTAAAGATACCTGCCTCCTCAATAAGATAGAGTACACCACGGGAACCATTCAGTTTATCCTGATTAACACCTGATATAATACCTGATACTGAGTTCTGACTACCATAGGCTATATCTGAACCTGACTTTTTATACCCCATCTCCCACACCAGCTCTTGCACACTGCTCTTTAATCTTCTTGAAGCAAACTGAGTGTTCTTGGCACAGAAGTCTATATCATCCACAAAGACATCAAGAATCTGGTTGGTACCTATAAGTTTAGTTCTATCAGCAGCAGTAACCATGCATTGTACACCAGTGTTATTCTCGCTAGATTCCCCTAGGATAAACCTTTTAGAAAGCATCCCTGCACCCGTACTAGTTTTGCCCTTCCCCCTCGATGCAAGATATGCTGAGTGATGTCCATGAACTCTACTTTGCAAAACATAGTGAGTAATAAGGAACTGACCATCCCAGAACTTTGGATGTCTCATAGTTCTCATCTCAAGACCATCTTCCCTCTTCACAACGAGGTGCATAGGACAGTAGTTGAGCATCCAATAATAATCCCCAGTAACCCACATACCTGTAGAAGGGTCTACCAATCCTTCCCAGCCCCTTCTTTTTTCTTCTTGAAACCACTTACCAAAGTCACTATTAGGATTAGTGTTAGGTCTCAGTTCTGTATATTTTCCTGTCTCTTGCCACTTTAAAGCAGTCTGCCTAAAGAAGTCCACATTCTCTAATATAGGTGGATGTGCTACATCTATAATAGCCCTACCTTTGTTATCTCTAGGTAACTGAGACACCAAAGGTCTTTCAGGACTAACCATCCACTTGATAAAAGGGACATTGTTGATAAAATCCCAGAACTGCTCTTGGACTTCTTTAGGCTGCTTGTCTAACTCCAACTCTTCCAAAGGAGTCTGACACCTATTAAAAATAGTCTTCTCCAACTTCTACTCCTCCTTGTTATCCTGCCTACATCTTTCTACTTTATCTTGTTTATGTCTGCGTACTCTATCTTAGCATCAAAGCAAGGACAAGCCTTTATTCTTTCCCAAGGGTCTACAATCCCATTACCATTCTTATCAGGACTGATGTCCCTATGTCCTAGTACCTCTGCTCCTTTATACTTTTGCTTAAGTTTGGTAAGCAGGTCAAAGAGGGCTATTTTCTGGGCTTCAGTCCTATTATCAATGCCTTGGGGATGCTGCTTATCTATACCGCCTATCCATGCTACATTGATAGACTCTGAGTTATATCCCTTTACTCCATTACTAATCTGCTCTTCAGGCCACATCTTGATGATGTTACCATCTGTCTTGACTACATAGTGGTAGCCAGGCCTTTTAAATCCCCTAGCCTTGAATGTAGCCAGAAGAGATTTCTCTGTAGTAGTCTCCTGATTACTAGCAGTACAGTGTACGAATATTTTCTTTATGGTTCTCATTATAGTAATCTTTTTACCTAAGGATCGCAGCCATCAATACATATCCCCCCTTACTCAAGAACATAAGTTTCTCCTTTGTGAGTCATAATTTACTCTGTTTCAATTCCAACTTCATCTACTAATTGTCTTGCAGTGCTAACAGCATTACTTACATGACTACCATTTTTAACAAGTTCTTTAGCGACTTCAAATATCCTGCAATTTCTTGTAGTAGGCATCTTACTACCTTTAGCAAGGTCAAATACCTTATTCCAAGTATCATTAACTACAGGCTTAAAGTCAAGTTGCATATTCAGATGTTCTCTGATATGCTCTACACCTTTAGAGTCAATATAAGTAACCCAATCTTCATCACTACGAGCACCGCGTTCTTTAATCTTGGCATCTATAATCTCAACTTCTTCACCAGTACTCCTAAGAATACTTTTACCACCAATAGGAGGTATCATAAATGTTTTATCTTCCATATTTCTTAAAGTTTATTTATCATGTTAAACATCTTTTTCTTTTATTCAAGTTTCACTGCCATCAGCGCAGTGTTCCCTCTTACCCATGTTAGAGCTTTTATAATGTTATAATCCACGCATAAAGTTTTCAATCAAGTTACTTTGCCATTCATGACAAGCATTATTAGGATGAGCGTCTGACACTCCGTCAAGTGAAAAAGCCAAAGTTCTTAGATGTTTTGCCTCAGAACAAACCTCAACATATCCCAACGGCGCAATATTTGTATCATGAGCATATCTTGTTGTCCCCCTTGTTCGTATCATAGGAACTGTCGGATTATACAAATCGAGATATGCAATTCCCCATTTTTCGCAACACGCAATTATCGCTTCTCTTCTTTCTGCACTTGTAAAATCAGTAACAATAACACCTATATGTGAATATGGTCTATTAGTTAATAGCCATTTGAATATCCAATTAAATCCACCGCAAGTTGTTGTATCGCCTTCTGCTGAAATTGTTTCGACTTCATCATCTACTGTACCTATTTCTATTCCGTGTGCATTGTCGTTAATCCCATACCAAATTGTCACATAATCTATATTAAGTGGAATATCGTTGTATCGCCCTCTCGCAATGTACCCATTAAGCGTTGTTCCACTTGCGCCTTGATTAAGGCAGCCCATATTGTTTCGATTAGCTATTATGTATGGATAAACCTTACTTTGACCAGCATACTTGCCTTCTTCTATCGTTTCACTTCCTATTGCACCTGTAAAACTATCCCCAAGAGCTACATAAGATTTACCGTTAAGTATATTGCCACCATATTGTTCCGAACTACCGTCTTCAAATTGTTCACAAGAAACAAGCAAAGAGGTTTGATAAGAAAAAAATTCTATATAACTTACACCAGATGGTATAGTTATTGTTTCGGCAACATAAATATTTCCATATACAATGTTTACCATTTCAAGATTACTATTATACATAATGTAGTTGAGTGTGTTTGCTGAGCCATTACTTGTAACCTTAAAAGTCAAGCCCTCTTTTACACAAATGACATTACTTTTGTAACCTGTTGATGTTGTAGAATAAGCAAATTTTCTTTTATCCTTGTAGAATCCGTCAGTTGGAATAATAGATATTTTTTGCCGAACAAGAAAATAATCTTCATCTATATTATATAGAATATCCGAAACAGGCATGGTCTTTTTTATTCCGCACACAGCAAGCGTCGGGTTGCCAGCCGATGATGCAGAAAGATACTTAGCAGTAGGATAATCATGTTCAATGTCAAACGTAGTTTGAAAACTAGTAGCACTATTTTGCTTTACGGAAAGAAGTTTCCCATCCTTATCTTTTAAACAATTATAAAGTGTACCAATAGTATTACCAATTATAACAATATACGAGTAATCTTCTATATCAATATTCTCGCATACATCAAAGTCACCTTCTACTTTTTCACCAAGTATGTTTATTATTCCTTTTTCTTTAGTTATAGGAATATCAAAAAGTAATGACTTTCCAAACGACCAAGATTCTGCATTTGTAGCTTTTTCTTTTACCCCTTCAAGTTCTTCTTTAATTGGTGTACCTAATATGTGTATCCCATCAACATAAGGGAAAATCAATCTGCTTACTTGATTTGTTACAGATAGATATTTTGCAGTTGGGTAATCATTTTTAAGATTGATATTGTCGTTTGTGGACGCAGACGAGTGCCATTTTCTTAGTACGTTATAATTCTCATCCATTAGTAGATTGACCGCATTAACGGCATTATCACTTGCAATAGTTATAGCATCGTACTGTGACACATCTAAATTCTTGCAATACATAAATCCGCTTGCCGTGACAACATTATTATCTTTATCAATATATCCTCCTAATGTAAATGTAGCGATGTAATTATCTTTTGTTTCAAAATACAACGTTTCATTATTTTCTTCGCCAATAGCCATTTGACATTGGAATTGTGTACCATCATAATATACTTCCAGCACTTCTCCAGCTTTCCAGCTATTAGTCGATGATGCTTGCACACCATTATAGAACAATGCCTTTGCACCTGTATTGTTGATGTTCAAAGTTACTGCATCAGCTGTGTTGGCATTAGTCATTTTAATACGGATATTGCCACCTACTCTAAGAGAATATCCAGTAGCAGCAATAGTTTTAGCTGCAATGTTTGCATCAGTAGAACACTCGAAATATCCAATTCCTTGAAGTACTTCATTGACCGCATTAGCTGTAGGAACTTTACCACTACCACTAGTGATGTCACTAGATGATGTAGCTAACTCTAAAGTACCTCCTTCTATACTAATCTCAGCAAGTTCTTCTATTGCCTCAAGTCTATCAGACAAACCTGCTTCGACACCTGCTGCTCTTTCTATTTCAGCACTAATACTGCTTTGCATCTCAGTATTAAGCTGGTTTTGTTTTTTACCTTTATTATCATCGAATACCTCATCTGTACTAACTACAATATGGTCAGATGTAACTGCGTGGAGCTTTCCTGCAATGTTTATATTTTTTGCCATAGCCTTATTTAATTTCAATGGTTAATACTTCTCCTGCAGCATAGGTATTGCTGCTCTTGTAATAGTTATACTCTACTCCTGGAATAATCTCATACTCAGAAGGCACATGGTACACATCATCTAATGGGAAGTCCAGACCTTCCATAGTTGCTTT